ATACCGTTCAGCCGGAAAATCTTGGACAGGCTGGACGCATAACCGGCGTTTCGCCAGCCGATATTGCCGTTTTGCTGGTTTGGCTTCGTTCACTTTGATTTTTTAAGATATTAACAATCTTTAAGATATTAACAATCTTTAAGATATTGACATTCTTTAAGATATTGACAATCATAATAAAATAATCTATTATATATGTTAGAAATATATTTTTAAAGCCTTGGCAATCCGGAGCAGGGTTAAATTAATATGTTAGTTTAAGGCCTTGGCAATCCAGAGTTAGGGTTAGATTAATATGTTAATAAGGCAATCCTATTCTCTAAAGATAAAATGATAATAGAAAAATAAACTCAAGAAAAAAGCCCGGTATTTCTACCGAGCCAAGTGTGTTAATAGATTAGATACTTATTCCTATATAAAAACTCAATTTCATATAAGCCCAAAATATTTCAGTGCATCTTCGATATACATCATTTTCGCAGGGGGACAGTGTTTTATCTCCGGGTTCTCTTTCTGGGACTTGTGGTGGTTTTCCCCCATTTCAAGCCCGCACATCCTCTTGACCTCCGCAATGTAGCGTGTATGCACATTTACGCCAAAGTTATCCTTAACATATTTTTTGATATTTTGGTAAGTGGCTTTCTCTTTAGGCCGGTAATTACTGTCCGCCGTCACCTCCATTGTTACCTCTATTTTAGGTGTATCATTTTTGAGGGATAATAAAGCAACCGTCTCCACATTCCCCGTTTATAGATAGCCTTATCCTTTAACGCCCCATGCAGTCCCACAACCCCCCAAAACTGAACATTTTTCAGGAAGTTCAGCAGTTTACCGCCCATAGAATCCCATGAAGTACGGTGGCACGGTGGCAAATGGGTGGCAAATGCCACCATATCAGGAACCAGCACCACCGCCACAAAGCAGATCCGCAATTTTATCTTCCCCCAGTTCCCGGATCGCCTGTATTGCATCATCAAACATCACCATGCCCGGAAAATGCAAGTCTGTATCCGGCACTTTTTCCAGTATGTCCATGATCCGATGCATATTATCAGCGTTGTTCAGTTCAGATTCAGGAATATACATCCGCATCACTTCACCCCTTCAATAAACCTTTTCCGGATCCAGATAACCCATATCATAAACATCTTTCTTTTCAGAAACACATTTATTGATCATGTCAATTATTTCTTCTTCCGTGCGCCCACTCATGGGGATAGTGGGGAATGAATCACCAAAGGCTTTCTCATATAAATCTAACGCCTGTAACAGCTTATCGCCCATTCACTCACTTCCTGTCTTTGAAAAATTCAGCCCATTCAGGATTTTCTTTGTCAAAAATCTGCACCTGTTCAGCGGTCAGGTTATGCGGATAATCGGAGAAAAGGTTAAATTCCTGCTCTTTGTCAAAACTGAATACCCATTCGCCCACAACATCCGGCGTATCTTTCCACCAGACAGCATCAGATCCATTATTTTTGTACCAGTTATTTGACACTTCCAGCAGCCCCCTGTTTCTATCCTCTGATAACTCATATAAGCCCCATATAGCCTATTTTAGCCTATCATTGGATATAACACAAGGGAAACGGAAAACACCGCCTATTTGACGGTGTTTTCAATCCTGCTGCCATTATGCTGATTTTTCAAACGAATCCACAAGCTGTTCAATCTGGTGCAGGTACTCAATTCCAACACGGATCGCCGCCCCTATTGACGGATGCAGTTCAGCCGCTTCCTGTGTCTGGTCTGCCATGGCCAAAATGTTCTTTGCGTCAGCCGCCATTACTGAAATAGTTGTCAAAATAGTGTCTGCTTTTCTTTCCTGTCCGCTCATGCCCTGTTACCTGTTCCTTTCTTCCTGATCACTGTCCTGAACCGCTCTGTATGCTCCTGCGGCCTGTATTCCTCAACTGCTGCCACCATAACCACCGTAACGCCCTTTTGGGTGTGTGCCAGCACCGCATCCCCGGCAGATACCCGGTCAATGAGGTTCTCCGGCAGTTCCCATGTGTACAGCTTGCCGCCCTCTCTATGGCTTGCCCTTATAATCTGCCTTTTTCCATATCTGGCAGGAACCAGCCGGATGCCCTGCTGCCTTGCCAGAAGATAACTTGTATAGCCGTCTATCAGATTGTTTTCACCGTCAAGGATAATATGGGATTGCAGATCCCCTTTCTCTGCAAAATACCGGGCCTTGCTCTGCATCTTATCCGCTCCGGGTGGATGCTCTGCAAAGCAGGGGAAAATCTTAATGTCATCCGTGGGAATGGTGAACGCTTCCCCGGATCCCTTCATGGACTGCTGCCATGTCTTACCTGAATATTCTGGAATCATTGTCTACCTCTCTTTACATGGGGCAGCAGGCGTGTTATACTTCCTGCATACCCCAATTTGACGATTGCCGGGTTACTTGCCCCTATCAGAGTTAGCGGCTCTGGTAAGGGCATTTTCTATTATGCTATTGTGAATCTCCTGCTGCTTGTCGGTCTGCAATACTGGCTGTAAATCTCCGGCAGCGCCGCCTTCAATGCCTTGCCGTCCAGCCTGCTGCTGACGATCTCTTTCCAGCGGATCAGGAAGTTCTTTGTTTTCAGTTCGTCAAGGCCCTTTTCTTCAAGGTCGGCTTTCAGTTCGCCTTTGATAGCGTCAGCCTGTTCCTGAAGCTGTGCAATCTGTTCTTCCAGTGCAGATAATTTCTTTACTCTGTTCTCAATCATTCTCTCTGTCATGGTCTTAATCTCCTTTCGATTTCAAGAGGTTTCCAGCCCCGAAAGCATCTTCCTGACTATTGGTATCGCTCTGCTGCTCACTCACAGGTATATGGCTTTCGGTATCGGGTGCTTTCGGCTTTCCCGGCTGTTCTGTATCTCTTGTTTATGATATAATTATACTATGGGCACATAGATTTGTCTATTGACATATCTCACAAAATCTATGTTCCCATAGAATCATATTTTTGTATATTATGTCTATGGATACATAGATTTACAGATGATATAATATCAGTGTAGGGTGGAAAAGGAACTTATATTTTTCACCGTTCCATTATCCAAAAGAAAGAAGGTGCAATTATGCCAGACGAAAAGAAAAGCCGATATACAGAAGCACAGGCCAAAGCTGCAAAGAAATACCTGAAAGAATCCGTTGAAGATATTCGGATCCGTGTTCCCAAAGGTGACAAGTCCAAGGTTCAGGAACATGCCGCCAGCATGGGGGAAAGCATGAATACTTTTGCTGTTCGGGCCATTAAAAACGAAATGGCCACTGTTACCATTCCACTAAATCAAGGAATAACCTTCAATGAAACCATTCAACCAGACTTAGAAGATGCCCTGATGAAATATGGCGGCGAATATATGACCGGATATTCAAGGGAATCCTGTAGCAATGGCAGCGCTAACCTTATCCTAAAGTTTAAAAGCAAAGACTCTATATCCGTTGAAATTATTCAGGACTTCATTTCCATTCTTGAAAAACATGGAATTGAGATTTTACCAGATCAAAAAGATGAATCACCCAAAGAAAACACATGACAGGAACATCAAAGGCAGCAGGACACAAACAAGTGAATATGTCCTGCTGCCATGCCCCCCCCTGATCTATATCACACTTCTGTATTTTTCTGTATTTATTTCAGCATTTTTCAGTTTTGAAGCACTACAATAAGAAAGACAGAAAAGCCACAGTTTTCCTGTAAATTCGGGCTTTTCTGTCTGATGCTTCCGAACGTTCGCTTTCAGTGTTCGCCTGAACGTTCGCTTTGTTCGCTCTGAATATCCGCTTCTTCTGCTGTTATTTCCTCTGCTTCTGCTACCCATACAGCCAAAGCAAGATCATTTTCTTCATTTTCAAAATCTCGTTCGATAACGACAATCAAATACCGGCCAAAGTTCTGACGCATTACATACATTATGCCCTCAATCACAGGATCATCAATAACCTCTGCTCCCATTATTACGCATTCTCTAAACAACAGATCGAACGTAAGGCTACAAATCACGGTAGCCCATATTACGGCGTTTTCCTTCGCCCTGAAATACCGCCCACCAGCATGAGCAACAAAACCTTTTTCAATCACTTTTTTTATCTCCCTTCTATGTTACCAGCTACAAGCTACAGAAAAACCCTATTTCTTATTATTTTTATATAATATAGATATACTGATAGAGAAAATAATATAAAAATATAATAATATTAAAGGAATTACACATATCTGTAGCTTATGTAGCTGATTACATTTTTTATTGATTTTATAGTATCTTTTCAGGCTACACATAAGCTGTAAAAAGCTACAGAAGCTACTTTTTTCTGTACCGTCTGACCTGCTGCCCGCCTATGCGTGTAGGGTAGCTTTCCACTCCAAACATATCCGCTACAGATTTACCAAACATGATTTTTGTTTCAGGATTGATCCCGGATTCATTACAATATACTTTGTAAGCCGCATAAACATCCGTTACCGTTTCCCGGAAAAGATAACCTTCATCACGCTCTGAAAAAAATGCCTTAATAGGATCATTCATAAGGTCATATTCATGGGCGGCCTGTTCCGTTGCTTCTGATCTTGTAAAGCCCTTATTCTCTATAATGCGTTTCAGCCCTTCAATTCCCAGCTTGATCAGATACTCCATACATTCACTTTGAAGCAGCTTCTTTTTTATCTCCGGATCATAGTCCGGCAGATCACTGGTAAAGTGCGCATTGAAAGGAATAATGACCAGTCGGCGCAACACCGCCCCGGTCTTATCCTTCATGCGTGGTATGTCGTTAGCAGAAAACAGCAGTTTGATATATGGATTGAACTCAAACGGATCCTGACCTTTCCTTTCTGCCTTGATCCTGTTTCCCGCAACAATCTTTTTGAACATGGCCACCTGTGTACCCTGCATGAAATCATCCCCTATATCGTCACCAATGTTTGCCAGCTTTCCGAACATCATTGAAGTGGTGAAGCGATCCCCCAGTTCTTTGGGATCCAATGCTGATATGTTATCCTCACCCAAAACAGCCTTGACCAGATCAAGGAAGGTACTTTTTCCGTTGTCCTTATCCCCTGTCAGCATAAATGACCTTTTATATGCGTTCGATCTATAGAAGCAGTAGCCAATACATTCTTCAAGCAGGGAACGGATCGCCGGATCATCACACGCCAGCCTGTTCAGCGTATGGTCAGCCAGTTCACTGAACGCCGCTGAATTAAAATCCCACGGTATTTTATTTGTCATTACTATGTTCGGTGAAAAGTCCTGCATGGTGTCCGTTACTACGTCATAGATCCCATTCCTGAAAGCAATATAACGGGCATCGGCCGGCTGTTTTTCTTCTGCATTGTCATTCAGACAGTCCATTACTTCCGCTTTCTGGTTTTTCCTGATAGCTGGCATATATGACCGCATTATTTTGAAAATGGCAGCAGTATCAGAAACATAAATCCCTTCCCGGTAAATGTGTAGCTTTCCGCTGATTTTTATAATATGCTCTGTATTCCTGATATAATCAGCAAACTTGTTGAATAGAAATGTGGAACCGTTGAAGAACACGGGCTTTTTGAAAGCGTCATCCCTCAAAATGGTTTCTATCTCCTGATCGGAAAGCGGATCCTTCAGGACGAACCTGTTAATAATACGGATCGCTTCCCGTGTTTCCTCTACGCTGTAGTCGTTGCTCTGCAAGGTCAGTATGTAATTGAAAAGTTCCTGATTCCGTCCATCCCCTGCTTCCATGTTCAGGAAGTCCATCTTGCACCTGACAGGCAATAGCCACTTCGGAACTTCCTGATATTCCCCGCCCGGTTCAACATCCCATTCACAGAAGCGTTCTTCACCGCCAGTTTTCAGCACTTCATAGGACGCAACATAACCCACCTTAATATCAGCGGTCAGCCCTATGGCAAGGCGTGTATGTGTCTTGCACTGGTGAAGCTGCGTGTTTCTGAAAATAAAATGCTTCCCCCTGCTGGTACAGATCACCCGGCAGTTCAGCTGAAATTCTTCCACAATGTCCATCAGTATTTCAGACTGTTCAGGATCGTCAATGTCTATGAACATAGTATTTTTTGCAAGGATCCCGGCATACTCCGGGAGTGACTGCACCTGTTCCAGCGTCTTGAAGTCAGTCCTGTCCTTGAACTTTTCCACACATTTTTTGTTTTTGGTTTTTATGTAGCCTTTATATAAATCATTCATTTTTTTTTTGCGCCACCTTCTTTCTAATCCAATGTAGCCAGAAGTTCCACCGCTTCACTGAACCTACACTGGCAGATCAGCGCTTCCGCTTCCTGTTCTACTCTGGTTCTACGGTCAATCTCTGACTGTAGCTTTTGGATCTCAATAATTTTTGTAGGAATATCTTCCATACTCCCTTTTCCTTCCACAGCCGCCGCACCGCTGTTTAATTGGTTTCCAAAATTTCAGTTACATCCACACCAAGGGCAGAAGCCATTCTTCCAGCCGATACCGTTGACACTTCCCTTTGATTCAGTAAAACATTGATCCTTGTCCGGCTCACACCGTAAGCATTTGCAAGGGCCTGAACCGTCATTTTCTTTCTGGCCATACAAATATTGATTTTATCTCTGCTGATTCTCATACTTTTACCTACCTTTCTTTAATAGCATAATGGTGTTTACACTTGACATATTAACACCATTATGCTATATTTGTCAATAACAAATTGCTTTTCATACACCGTTTTGCTATCATTCTTTGATAAAGGGGGTGTATTGTAATGACAGATTTAGCATATAAAATACGACAATTACGCATAGACCATGATTTAAAACAACGGCAGCTTGCTGAAATATTAAATGTTTCACAAAATGCAATCTTTAATTGGGAAAATGGGAAACGAACACCTACACCTGACATGATTAA